GACTACCCATGAATGAATGAAATACAAGGGGGGATTTATAGAGGACTCGGGTGGACGGGATGGCTGCGAGGGTAATACTATACCTCGCAGCCAGACGTCCCACACGCAACATATGTAAGCAATGACGCTTTATTGAAAACAACCTTATTACAAACTAAGCTGTACCGATAGCATCGGCCGCAAAAGATATGTTATAGTACGGCGCTACAGACACAGCTGACGCCGCACCTTCATTATCATTCCACATTATGACCCACAAGAAACTATTCTTGTCATTATCGTACTCGTCACGATCAATCTTGAACGGACGCAACCTGAACTTGAAATCCACTGAAGAGCCATTCTCCAATATAGCTTCACGCGCCATAACGATACGTCCGACATTCAACTGAAAGTCGGGTTCAATTGTTGGATCCCAACCAAGGAACCTATTGGCGGGAATATTAGCCACCACGAAATTCCTGGAAGTCTTGATCAGGTAGACTTTAACTTCCTGGGCCGTAACCGTAGCATTCATATTTGCAATACGAATACCAATTATACCACCACGAACGGTGATATTACCAATGAACGCAGTAGCGGCTGGTGGATCAGGTAAGATCAAACCACCACCAGCAGTAAAGAACTGGTTACCAGAGATACGCAACGCAGCAGCTTGACCAATCTGATACTGGAACGCAGTACCAGCAGCTGTAAGCACAAAGTTATTGGAAGAGTTGGACCTGTAGTGAGTCTGGCTCAACGTATCACGCCATAGAACACGCCTCCACTGTCGAGGTCTAAGTCGGCGAGAACGAAAACCAAAACGATTACCAACGCCAGACTTCGAAGTCACAGCATTTGAACGAGAACCACGACGAAACATTCGACGCTTCCTCATGAAACGCCTTCACTTCATCATACCTCCGCTACGAGGAGCCATAACTCTCTTCCGCTTGAAAGCCATATCGTTGCTGAGTGATATGGACCTCAAACGATCTATTAGATCGTTGGGGGGAGTAGTGAATACCCAAGTCATATTTATAGACGAAGCATATACAAGGGGGTTTATATCAGCCACGCATTGAATGATCGCCGGGCGCCCCGCGGGGCGCGGGGCAGCGCTCCTGGGCCCGCGCTTTGCCCGCGCCCACGAGGGACCCCCACGCCCGGCGATGCCGCGCCGCGCTTCGCGCGGAGCGCAATTTTCATAAAGTTATTGTAATGATATTTTATTCCATGTGAATGAGTTGTACACGGCGAAGCAAAGCAGGAAGCTGCTTGTTAACTTCGTCACCAAACTTAAACAATTCTTCCGGATGGAAGTTGCTTGTTACAACAAACGACTCTGCATACAACGGTGTCATACCACCTTTAATTTCCACAAGACACTTATACCTATCAAACCACCTTAACAGATGATTAATATCTATCCCTTGAGGACCAAAGTCATCTATGATAACTTCCTTCTCTTGAAGATATCCATTCCACCACTTGGTTCTGGGCTCTTTGATGTACGCTTTGGGCCACTTTTCATGCGCATACCTTGATTTACCGACTCCTGGTGGGCCGTAGACCCATTCCACTCGGATGTTGGGTCGCTCCACAGGTTGAAGGAGGGATTGAGCGTTTCGGAGCAACGTAGATCCAGAGAATCCCCATGTACCGGGATTCTCGGAGGCGAATTGAGCAATTCCTGAAGCTCCATCATCCAGGCATCTTCTGAACTTGGTGGCAAGTTCGTCGCGGCTGTTGCCGCGTTCTCCAAGGTTGTCTTCAGGACAGACACCTCCTTCGATATAGTCTCCACCTTTTGAGCAATACTCTCGATTTTTTCGAGCAGTACCGCGTGCTCCTTCGACATGGCACCTAGAACCGAGCTTAGCTGAAACAGAACGGAAATAATGGCGTCGGGAAAACCTGATGTACCCCTGGAGGTGAGGAGTTCCTCCATCGCCGACTTCTTTGCCAACGATGAAGTAGCTTCCTTCATCAGAACAGACCTTCTTAACTCGCTCATACTCTTCTTCTGTATAATTGTTCAAAGTAAAGCACCAAGAGGTACCTCGACTACCCATGAATGAATGAAATACAAGGGGGGATTTATAGAGGACTCGGGTGGACGGGATGGCTGCGAGGGTAATACTATACCTCGCAGCCAGACGTCCCACACGCAACATATGTAAGCA